AAGTCATAAAACAGATTTGAAAAAATGTTGCCAAGCCGGCAAGTGTATTTCAGAGCCATCTTTTCTAAAAGAAGATTGTAAAGAAATTAAAATAAACTCTTTAAAAATTTTAAAAAAAGAATACGACCAAATGTTTTCAAAAGAAATGTATAACAAGTTATTAAATAAATTAAATATAAGACGAACTAATTATTCAATTGAGGGTGCTAGCAATACTAGTGAAAAAATAGATAGAATAGAAAAAGAAAAAGAGTTGCAAAAAAGACAACAAATTACTTTAAATAATATGGATGTAAAAACATATAATATGATTTTAAATGATTCAATTGATACTATAAGTGGATATAGTAAAAAATAAAATATATTCAAATATAAAAAAATTCGTTATAAAATATTAATTTAATATTTTCTAAATGTCTATATAAATGAATATCAGTCTAGTAATTGAATTAAAAAAAGAATACACTTGTCAGGTAACTCATATATTAGCACCCTTAATATATGATGGATTAAATGCAATATATGCTGAATCAGCAAAAAATGAAAATAATTCTCGAGTATTAAAAGATTTTCAAGGTAGATTAAAACTTATTAAAATGTGGAGTAATGAAACAGTTAAAATAAAAACAAATACTATATTAGAATCGACCAAAATTTCTACTCCATGGTTTATAAATTTAATTCAAGCCTTATTTAAAGTTACACAAATTATGTTAGGATTAGAAGCTAGGTCAGAATTAATAAAAGAGTTAAATATAATGACATTTATTCATCATGTTTATATAGAAAGTGCGCGAGAATTTTGGATGGATCCATATTTATTTTATCATGAATATACATCACTTGAAATTAAACATAATAACAATATGGTTCTTTTAAAAATAAATACGGCGATAGAAAATGCAGTTAGACGTTTATTACCAATGGGTGTTATTTTATCTAATTTTCTTGGAGATAGTGCAATAAATAGTAAAGAATTAAATATAAATGAACTGTATAATATGCCATTATTATTAGAAATTTCTCTTGATAAAACAGAGACATCATCTGATGATACGTCGAGAAATGTAACAACTCGTGAATCAACAACCACTGAATTGGTCGTTGAAAAACAACAAGAGCCTGTTCAAATGACAGGTGGTGATATCAAAAGTAATAAAATTGAAAATGTAGATAATATATCAGTTGATACAAATCGTAAAATATTAAATATTATTGACAATCAAGATTTTAAACTATCTGAAACAAATGATATAGTTAGTAATAAATTTATTAAAGTTGATGCAAGTCAAAAAACACATAAATCAATAAATAGTTCATCATCTGTTTTAAAAAAAATAATACACGAATCATTGCATAAAAAATCAACACAAGGTCGTTCATCTGAGGCTGATAGCTTGGTTAAAAATGTATTATTAAAAAACTTGGATTCAGAAACCGAAAAGATACATCCAAGTGATCAATATCAAGATATATTTTCTAATAGTGAAAGAAGAGAAACTGTAAATCACAGTGATGATTTTGAACAGAAGAAAAAGAGAGATAAATTTTTTAATAATTATTTAAATATATAAATATTATTTTGTATAAGAAGGTAAAATAGTATCAATAATAGCATATGATATAGATACAACAAAAGAAATCATTAAAATATCATTTTGTAATAATGTAGTAGTTGGTATATATCGTATCGATAACATTGTGATTAAACCTATTAATATATATTTTAGTATATGATTCATATTAGAATATATTAGAAAAATAAAAAATCTATATTAATTATAATGATAATTTGGTTTATTACGATAATAAGTATTTTGTTTATATATTGGTTTCAATACCCATATATAACAAATAATAAAAATAAATATAAAAATACATTTAATCATATAAAAATACCATTATTTGTAATATGTGTTTTAATATTAGTATTTATTTTATATAAATGTAAAAATAATATTGTGTTGGACGTTAATACTGGCTTGCCAAATTTCTAATTAGTATTAATGACAACACGTGATATAAAATATGGAAGAAATACATTAAAAATTAGTAAATTTGATATAAAATCGATGCCTGAAAATGTAACAATTGCAATGATAGCTAAACGTGCATCTGGTAAAAGTTATTTAACTAAAGAAATTTTATATCATAAACGAGATATTCCATTAACAATAGCTATCAGTAAAACAGAAAAATTAAATAAATTTTATGCAGATTTTATTCCTGATATATATATATATGATGAATATGATAATACAATTTTAAATAATATTTATAGAAGACAATCATTAATGAGTGAAGACAATGAACAAAAAATTAAAGATGGTAAAAATATTAAAGATCCAAGAACAATGCTTATTATGGATGACTGTATGAGTTCAAAGGGGTCGTGGGTAAAAGAACAACCTATTGCTGAATTATTTTTTAATGGGAGACATCACAATTTATCTTTTATTCTTACAATGCAATTTCCACTTGGTATTCCCCCTGAAATGCGTAGTAATTTTGATTATATATTTCTTTTAGCAGATGATTTTATATCTAATAGAAAAAGATTATATGATCACTATGCGGGTATGTTTCCAGATTTTAATACATTTCAACAAGTTTTTTTAGATTTGACCGAAAAATATGGATGCATGGTTATTAATAATCGTATTCATTCAAAAGATATTACAGAAAAAGTATTTTGGTACAAAGCAAGAGAAACACCTGAGTTTACAATGGGATCAAAATTATATAAAAAATATCATGGTAAAAAATATGATATAAATTGGAATAAAAAAATACAAGTGTTTGATTCATCAATGTTAGGATCCAAGAAAAAACAAGGTACTAAAATTATAATAGAAAAAATAAAATAGAAAAAATAATATAGAAAAAATATTTAGAGAAAAGATAAAGTTATTTAAACTTTTTCTTTTTCCTATAAAGTTATTATATGATCATAAATATAAATTAATTTAGATCAGTTATTTTAATTAACCAATGGGATGTCAACTTGTTTCTTTAATTCATTTGTAGTTTTAGTATATTCTTCAAGTTTTAATTCCATATTTTTAATTTGGTCATCTAAATTATCAATTGAATTTACAAGTGAAGTCATTTCATCTTCATCTTTAATATCATTCAATTGTAATTGAAGATCGGCTTTATTAGTTTGTTGATTCTTTAAATTGTCATTTATATTGTCAACCATCTTTTCATTTTTACGCAATTCATGAAATATTTTAGCCTTATCTTGACTCTCTTTATGACCTTTCATTAATTCGTCCAAGTTTTTATTAGCATAATCAGACTCCTTAACTTGGTCAGTTGAGTTGGGATTTGGATCAAATGGTAACCACCTACCACTATCTCCTACATATACGTGATGATACGAATCAATTTGTCGTATATTTTCTGCGTGAGTACAAGCTTCTTCATATGTAGAGAAAGCTCCACCAAATCTGATACCTGTTACCGATGTTGGGACATCGGTATTTTTACTAGTTAAAAAAGATAAACATACAAATTTCATGTTATCGGGAATATTAGGCAAAACTTCGAGATTCATTAAATATTAATATATATATAGTTTTAAATAGTTTTAATTTTTTACAAAATATTATTAAATATTTATGTTGTGGGATAAAATTCCCATTTTAAAAATTTACAAAATTTACCCCAAATTATATCTTGTTCCATTAATTTTTGTAATTGTAACATTGGAAAATAACATAACAAATGATCTTTCTCTAATAATTCGCTAAATTTATATAATACATATGGATATGATAAAAAATTTTTCCTATTAGGGGGTTTAAATAATTCCCATGGTTCTTGAATAATTGTAAACATTTCTATAAATTTTTCTTCAGTGTCTCTATCTATTTTAGGTGGCATAATACCTGTAATTTTATTTATAATAAATGGTATATGTTCGTATAATTTATTATATCCTAATTTTTTAAGTATATCTTGCATTTTAGATCTTGTTATAATACTTTGATCAATATTCTTATATTTATTTAATTCGAGTACAATTGTTTGATATATATCATCTGGTATTTCTGTTGTTTCTTTTGCCTGAAGTTGATTCAACCATTCTTTAAAATGATTAATTCTACGATATGGAGAATATTCTTTAATTAAAGTATCTTCGTCTATTATAACAAATTCACTGTCACCGCATTCTGGACAAATATATGCCGAATCAGACATATCTAGTGTTTTTTCAATATTACAATAATTACAATATTTAATACGATTTGTACCATCATCTTTATTAACACGTATACCTTCAACTCTTTGACAAAAACGTTCAAATAAATCTGCTTTTGTATTTATTGTTTTTTTCTTTTTATTATCTGGTGATAAATATTCTAATATATTTTTAATCTCAACTTTTTGTTTATTAGTCCTAATATCATAATATTCGGTTAATAAATCTCCTGTTAAATCATAATAATTAATTTCATCCATATTAATATTTATACCATCAATTGTTAGTTCTAATTGTTTTTTTTTATTTAACAGATCGCATCGTTTTTTTAAATCAATATATTGATTATTTTCTTTCATTGAATTCAATTGATGTAACTCATCATTTATTTTATTCAATTGGTTTTGTTGTTTATCAAGTGATTTATTTTTAATTTCAATTTCTTCAATCTTTTGACGATGTTTAATTTCTAATGTGTGAGAATCTTTCATATTAGAATTATGTTTAATTTTTGTTTTTATTCTAAAATTAGACATATATATTAAATGTAATATATTGACTTTAAATTATATTTGTTATTTTAATTTGATTTAAACTAAAAAATAAATTATTTAATTATATGATTTATACTAATAAATATTATTTTATATAATGTCCTTCTGTTTTAATTTATATATATATTATATAGATTTGTTATATGTATTGAATAATTCATACTATTGTAAATAAACGAATTTTTTAAAATAAAAAAGTATAGAAATTTTACTTTAGAAATATTTTATTATAAAAAATATTCTAAAAAAAATTATTTTTAATAATTAATTTAAATTTTTTTAATTAATTTTAAATTTTTTATTTTATTAAGAAAATTTATTTTCTTTATTATATTATATATAATGGCTGGAGCTCTTATGCAACTCGTCGCTTATGGTGCGCAAGATGTTTATCTTACTGCTGAACCTACAATTACTTTCTGGAAGGCGGTCTACCGTCGTCATACTAACTTTGCCTGTGAGGCTATGGAACAAACTCTTAATGGTACCGCTAACTGGGGTAACAAGGTTGTTTGCCGTGTTTCCCGTAATGGTGATTTAATGAGCCGATGCTATGTCCGCGCGACTCTCCCCCAATTGTCCACTTCTGAAGATTGGGTTAACCGCGTTGGTTTTCGTTTGTTAAAGCAAGTCGAACTCCGCGTTGGTGGTCAAATGATTGATCGTCATTATTCTACCTGGATGCAAATCTGGGCTGAATTGACTCACACTACTGACCAAAAAGCTCTTTTGGACAAGTTGGTCGGTGCTACCACTGCTGATGGAGCGGTTGATGGTACCTCAACTGGATCCACCAACACTGTTACTCTCAACATCCCTCTTCAATTCGCCTTCAATCGTCACCCAGGTCTTGCTCTTCCTTTGATCGCTCTTCAATATCACGAAGTTGAACTTCATATTGAATTCGAAACTTTATCAAACAGTGTTCAAGATTATTCTAATGCTGATAACATTAACACCTTTGCACTTACCAGTGTTTCTCTCTGGGTTGATTATATCTTCCTCGACACTGAAGAACGCAAGGAATTTGCCCAAAAGCCCCACGAATATTTGATCGAAACTGTTCAATCGCAAGACAGCTCTGTTAGCGCCAGTACCGCCAATAGTATCCGTCTTACCTTTAACCACCCTACCAAGTTTCTTGCATGGGTTGTTCGCAGAAATGAAGCTAGTTCGACTCGCGATTATTTTACTGATTTCTGTGCTTCGGCTGGTGTTTCGGGTGTTACTCAAGCTAAACTCAAGCTTAATGGACAAGATCGTTTCGCAACTCGTACCTCTGAATATTTTAACTATGTTCAACCTTACCAACACTTTAGCGGTAAGCCCGATCTCGGTATTAACGTGTACTCGTTTGCCCTCAAGCCAGAAGAACACCAACCTTCTGGTTCATGCAACATGTCCCGTATTGATAACGTTAACCTCGATATCACAACTGGCGCTGTCGGTTCTGCCGCCACCGTGTCTGTCTATGCCTTTAGTTACAACGTCTTCCGCGTCGCTTCCGGTATGGGTGGTTTAGCATATTCCAATTAAATTGGAGATATGGGTCGTATTTTATTTTATATTACTATTAAATATTAATAATATAAAATTAAATTATTTTTTCAAAACATAAAAACATACAAAATTAGTTAGTTATTATATAATTAATATCTGAAATATTTTCAGATATGATATTACTTGGTACATCATCAGGTTTAGGTATGATATTACTTGGTACATCATCAGGTTTAGGTATGATATTACTTGGTACATCATCAGGTTTAGGTATGATATTACTTGCTATATTTATTGTACTTGGGGGATATTTAGTTAATTTAGTAGGAAATACTTCAACATTATTATTATTGTGTTTTATTTTATATTTACCATTTGTATGATTTATACCAATAATAGTAACTCTATTGCCATTGAATGTAGGACTATTTTTAATATTAGTTAAATATGCAACATCACCTATATTAAAAATAAATATTGGACTTTGTTTTACATCTACTTGTGGCTCACCTTGTTTTAAAACCTGTAGTTGATGAGTTAATTGTTTAATCTTATCATCAATTGATACGAGATGATATGGATTTATAGGAAATTTAAGAGAATCAACATAATAACGAACATTGTTATTGACAATTTGATAATTACTAATTGTAAATCTTTTATCACGTGGTAATTTATATTCATTTGACTTGAATGAAACTATATCGCCAATTTTAAATTGTTTATCAATTGGTAATTTTGTATAATTTGGTAATTGTAAAAATAATTTTAATCTTACTTCTTCTTCTTTTGCTTTAATTTCTTCTTCTCTTAATCGAAGTTCTTCTTCTTTTAATCTAATTATTTCAATTAACCTATGTTTCTCTGAAGATTCTTCTTTTTTTTTTTGTTCCATCTTTTGATAAGACAATTCTTTTTCTGTAAATTTACCAATTGAATCAATACCTTCTTTGGTTATAAAATATTTCTCCCAAGCATTTTTAAAAGTTGTAGAAGCATCTATCAAATATGGTTCAATTTTATTAGGATTATCAAATATTTTATCTGGTAATAAACCACCAAAAAAATTTATATTTGTCCAGTTTTCTAAACGAAAACTTATACTTTCGAATATATCTTTACCGGTAGCCTCAATTATTGGTCTATTCAATTCTATATCTGGTTCCGGATGAAGATTTTCATGAAGAATTAGAAATAAAATGAGAATAATTTTATCAAAAACAGCTTGTTCATATTGTTTTTGGTTTAGTATTAAATGTCTAATAAAAATGTC